GACAACATCGATCAGCGTCATGAGATTGTCCAGCAGGATGAATTTGCACCCGAACTGCGTTATGTAAGTCTCAACGATTTTCAACAGGTCTGGTTTTTCATCAATCAGGATCTTCTGCGTATTGTAGATGTACACGACATCTTTGTAATACATTCCGACCACTTCCCTGTTTGGCTCTGACAAGTCAAATTTGTGGAATCCCATATTTGAGCCTTCGTAAAGATCTCTGATTCGTTCCGGGCCAGCTATCTGTCTGTCGAGCGTCTTCCGTACATCTGAGCATTTCATTTCTCCCGAATACACGAAGCACGGTATGTTATTGTCAATCGCACTTTTCAGAATCATCGTACTGAAAGTCGATTTTCCATCGCCTCGCTTCCCAGTCAGAATATCGAAGTACCCGAAGCTAAGACCGCCTTCAAGTAGATTATCGATGTCCCTGATTCCGGTCGGGAGTTTCTCCGCATCATCGTTGTCATACGGAACATCTGACAACTCCATGACTTCCGGGAGCATGATTGGTTTTGCATTATCGACTGCTGCCCGAATAGCATCTAATCCGAATTTCCGAAGAATGTCGTTTGCGTCCTTGCATCCTCGATATGATTCTGGTTGAACTGCTTTGACAGCTGACCAGGTGAACCGTGAGCGGATGTCATCGAGTAGTGTCATACTTCCATGTTCGTAGTCTCCGAATACGATAACTGTCGTGAAGTTGTGGAGCCAGTCGAAACAATGAGGAAACCAGGTCATGCCATTTTTTCCGAGCGGAACTGATACGGCATTTTCATAGCCAGCTGTTACAACCGATAAAGAATCAATCTGTCCTTCCGTGATGATCAGCGTCTGGTTATCCGGATTGCATTGCTTCATTCCGAACAGAATCGCACGGCATCCGGACTCGCAAAACTCTTTTCCCTTGCCATCTGGTGGCTTGATGTATCGGTACTTGATGAAATCAAGGTTTCCGCTCTCATCAAAAAATGGGAAAGCAATTAGATTATCATTGTCCTTCTTCGACTTGATTTCGTATTTCTTAATAACTGATTCGCTGATTCCTCTTCCGGTAAGATATCTAATTGCCACATCATCCGACTCGATCGGCTTTTCTGGTTTTTTAAACCTTCGCCATGAATATCTAGGCCGCTCATATTCCGAAACATCCGTACCGAGATCAAAATTGAAATCACGGTGAAGTGTGAGCATATTGCCATGTGCTCCGCAGCTGGCACGAAGGCACTTGAACTGTCCCGTCTGAAGGTTGATGGAAAAAGTATTGTGGTCTTTCCGTGAATGACAGTACGGGCATTCCCAGAGATGCAGTTCATCGCCGACAATCTTCTTTTTGATTCCGCACTCTTCCGCAAATCTGATTGCATCATCTTTCCTGAATGTATAAATACTCATGAATTATCAAAACCACCCATCCTCCTCTCTCGGTTCATCTGGTTCGGTTTTTTGTTCCGAAGGAACGGTCTCTTCTTTATTCTTTCTTTCTTCTTTCTTTATCCCTTCTTTATGTTGTCTGGCAGTAGTTCTGTCAGTGGTTGTGGCACTAGTTGTGGCACTAGTTGTGGCAGTGGTTCTACCATTTGTTCTACATACACCCTTCGAAAAACGCTGATAATCATTGAAATTACGCACAGAAATGAGTTCTGCATTTCCTTCTGCATTTTTTGCAATCATCCCGTCTTTTTCGAGCATTTCTAAGAACCTTTTTGTCTTCCGCCAGTCCCAATGCCACCGGAGCGACAGCTTCCGGATGGAAGTAATCACGCTCCCCCGGTGAATGGTAAATAGCCTCCCATTCAATTCAATTTTCTTATCCTTGTAATTAACCATCATCAGAAGGTCGAGCCAGGCTTTCAGATAATCTGGCTTTTCCCAAATCCAATTTTCACGGATCTTCTTATGAAGGAGTATGAAGCCGTTATCCGAACTCTCCATTAGTCAACCTTTCTTTCAGATCCCGGTACAGAATCTCCTTGATCAGGATCGGGCTTGTCTCTTCGGAGCAGAAAACAATCTGGAGGTCATACCGAACCATCCATGCCGTGATTGATGCAAGAAACGCTTTCGGAAGGAACTTTGAGCGGTACCGGTGCAGCAGTATCTGCTCCCAAGTCGCATTCTCGACAAGCACATACATCCTTGCTCCGTGTTCCTTCACTCTCTCCATTTCCCTTTGGAACCTCGCCCGGTCATGGGTAAAACACCCGGCTAACTCATCGAGATTCATTTTCCGCTCCACGGAAGCAAGCGGCATGATTCTTTCCGACTCGTCAACCACCTTGCCCCCGTCCGGAAGAGTCGCCTGATATGTATAGTCGCCGAAATCGAGGACGGCTTTCCTGCATGGAACACCGAACCGCTTGTATCTGCGCTCTGCCCTCTCCGTGTCCTGCTCTCTGGTGTCCCGGAGGATAACCAGAGAATCAAGCACGGAATCGATCTCTATCGGGGACATGGCGCATCAGAGGAACGGAACGTCCTCGTCTTCGCCTTCCGGGACGTTAAACAGCGTTGTGTAAGAGTCCCGGTCGGAACTGCCGTCTACCTGCTTTTTCTGGTATTCTGCATAAGCAGATTTCAGCTTGCTCGGCACAAACAAGCCCGGCAGCTTGCGGTACTTCTTTTTGTCGATGTCCGGGATAGAAACGACATCGTACACGGAAGGTGAAACGCCTTCTCTGCTTCCATCCTTACTCTGGTAGAAGGTCGGAACGATGGTGAAGCCGATTTTCTTGCCCTTGAATTTCTTTTCATCCCAATCGAAGTGATACCCGGAGTTGCTGTCTTCCAGAGCGGTCGTGAAGGTCTTGAACTTGCGCTTCGTCCACTCGTCCTTGTCGGAGCCGTCATCGAGCGGTATCCAGAGCGAATATGTGCCGGACACGGGCCATTTAGCATCATCGCTGTTCTGCTTGGAAGAATCGAACTGCGCCTGGAATCTGCCCTTATGTTCCCCTTCGGAGATATCAAAGCCTACCTTGATGCACTGGCTTCCGCCGTACTCCTCGACCTTTGCACCAATGATGGTGCATTTATACGCTCCTGCCGGGAGCGGAGCGCCGCCGGTGTAGGCTTTTGTGGTTTCGTAATCCTTGAACTGCTTAATCATTTGTTTGCCTCCTTGCTTTTAATGTAGTTGACATAATCATTATGTCATCAGGAACTTTTTTCGGCATCAGAATTCCTCCAATCTGTCAATAACTGCCTTCATATCATTCGGAATCTGCAACTGGTCGAATGCTCCCTTCGGAGTTTTCGCCGTGCTGTTGATTGCCTTAGTCTCAAAAACGTACTTGACGGAATCACCGTCCGGCACAGCTTTCGAATACAGAACTGTGGTCAGCTTCGTTTCGATCCCAATCTTGTCCAGCTTCTTCCCGGAAGTCTTGATGTGGGCGAACTTGTAGCCGTCATCATCACGGTCAAGCTGAACGTGCGCCATCAGTATCACCGTCAGGTCATCTCTCATCGCCAGCGCATAGTCGATGATGTCGTACACAGCCCATGCAAGATCAGACCATTTGTCATAATTCTTTTCCTTCCGTCTCCGTGCCTCATCAGCAACCATGATGCCGTTGATGGTATCAATAACGACCACTTTGAACCGCTTGGCATCCTCATTCGAATTGATGAACTTGAGACACTTCAGAACATTTTCCTGATTGTCCGTAACGTAGTAGTTCGATACTTTCGGATCTTTATTCTGAATGTATTTCGCCCGGAGTTCCTTGGAGAATGGAAGACGCTTCTTGTCGGAATTAACGATGTATGTCGTAGCCGGGTCAAGCGTTTCCAGACTAGTTGTCTTCCCGGAGCCGCTCTCGCCGAATACGCCGATTACGTTAGCCATCCACTCGCCCCCTTACCGTATCGACAGATACTCGCTCTGCTCCAGGTGCGCCACACCTGGCATATCGCCATGAGTCAGGTCTTCCTTGAGCATCTTCCGGTCGATGACCTTCGGCGGCTGCACCCAGTACTTGTCCGGCACCGTATCCTCGTGGTCGATGACCAGCCGCTTCTGGCCTGCCT